GAAGCCACATCGTGTGGTAGGAAGCAGCCTTTGTACCGTGCTGTGAATAAGGTGCCGGTTGATAGGACGGCCTATAGGCCCTCCCCGTGGGCGGCCCATTTGGCGCCCACCAACTGTCACCCTGCTACACAGAGCGATACTGCGCGTAAGTTTAAGGATGCAATAGATACCTTTGAATCTGCCGCCCCACATAAACCAGGTCCTGATGATCTGGAGAAGGTGAAGGAAGCTTTCAAGCTTTTGTACCCTATGCCACGCACGAAGTGTAGGCGGAAGTCGCTGAGTGAGGTTATTCGCGACGTGCCTGCAAACACTGGTGCTGGGGTGCCATTGAGGGATGAACCTGGTGGCGCTCAGGGCAAGGAAATCTTCCTGAAGCGGAATTCCCGAGGTGAGATTATAGGGCTCCGTGAGGAGTACCTGGGCCCATTTCGGGAGTTGGAGCGCCAAGTTGTGGAAGGGGTTCCACCCTTGCAAGCTTATTTGGCCTCCCAGAAGGACGAGTTGCTACCTAATACGAAGGATAAGATGCGGCTCATTTATGGTGAGCCGTTCTTCCTAACGTTGCTTGGCAACATGTACTTTGGTGACGCGATGGATCAGATGAAGAAACTTGACCCTGACTACCACTGTGCTGTGGGAGTGAATAGATATGACCGTGATGAGTGGCATCGTGTTGTTGTTAAAGACTTCCCGAATCCAGCTAATGGTGATAGTCGGCGGAATGATTTTCGTCAGACGCATGGTGTTCTTGGGTCGTTCATGCATCACTTGTCTGAATTTTACGACAGTGAGCACAGAATGGCCAGGGACTCTATCATTGCGCTGGTGCTGCTTAGCCCCCGTGTGTACAATTGCATAGCGTACTTCTTGAGTGCGTCTTTGGCTAGTGGTAGCTTTATCACAACCATTGGCAATTCAGGGTATACTGGGGGGATCATGTTAGCAAGTTGGTCCATTGATAGAAAGTGGACCGTTAAGCAAGCGTTTGAGGATTTGAAGCTGCTCACCTATGGCGATGACTCAAAAGCTGAGAGCAGGACGTGCTCGAAGGCTGTTGTGTCAGATGCCATGGTGACATGCTTTGGTTCAAGATTTGGCATGGAATATGTGCCAACTGACGACCCGTCTAATCGCTTTCTTGGTGGTGATGAATCTGGGTGTCTGGAGGTTGATACTATCTGGGACATTGTGAGGTGGACCAGGTCGGCCACTTTTGATGACCGGCATTCCCGTGTTGCTAGCTTCCTGCTCGAGTGCTATATGCATGGTGAGAAATTCTACTGTGAGGCTACTGCGACTCTCAAAGCCGCAATGTCTTTATGTGACTCCTCTTACTGCGTCGCATTACCACCATTTTCACATTACGAAGAGTGGCGCGAGCAAGCAAGCTCAAGCTCAATCTCGTGTTATTCGTGAAGAAGGTGAGTATAGGCACAATGAGGAGAATCTCAGGAACTTTGACCGGGACAGCAACACCACCATGACCGAGAAGGATTGGAAGGATGCTACGTTTTGGCAGAGTAGGGCCAACGATATGCGCAAGCTACCCCGCGAGCCGACGCAGGATCAATGGGGCATTATGGCAATGTCTTTGATTGCTGTTGTTGGTGCTATGTTTCGCTTGGTGCCATCCAATCCACTTAACCTGTTGATTATCTTACTACAGGCTGGTGGTGAGGAAGTCATCAAGCTGGCAGAGTTCCGCGAACGTGGTTACTATGCGTCCCTGAACAGTGTTGCCCTGCCTGAGATACTGGGTAAAGTGGTGACTTATTGTTACTACCCGCACCCTGGTGTTTTGGTGGGTATATTGCTGTCGACGGCGATGCATGTTATTGGGCCCTTATACGTGCGAACCAGCAAGCGGCGGTTTTTCGCTGCTACAGCTGTGCACACATTGTGGAATTGGTTCGTTACTCCTGCTGCTGCAGTTGTTGGTCAGTCGTTGTTGGGCGTCATATTTTACGGCGCCTACATGGCTGGACGGTTCTTGGATCAGCGTAAGCTACCACAGTGGGAATGGCCTTGGAAGTTTGGCTATAGGCCACCATTGGATGTTAAAACCCACTGGTCTTTGGCTCTTAGCAATTTCTTTTCATTCGGAAGTTTGTACGCGCTGTTCCTGTTCTTTTGGAACAAGCCACGCGTGCACACGCCGACGGCGAACGACGAAGACCAGACCATCCTGTCATCGTTTGGCAAGTGGTTCTTTTCGTGGTATCCCTGTAAGGATGCGGAAGATGAGACATGCTGCGCTTTTGCCCAGTCCAAGGAGATTGGCGTGAGTGAGACTAACGTTATCGCACCATCATCGGGTGAGGCCAACATTGAGGGTGAGTACTCAAGTGTTGGTGCACCGGTTGGTGGATCGATTACGCTGGAAAACAGCATGATTGTGCCGTTCATTGATCCAGTCACGGACCCCTCTTTGAGGGTGTTAGCTAACATCACCCAGACGCCAGTCACGCTTAACTCGCTTGCTGTGGGTGATGTTGTGACTGTCGTCGATGTGTGTTGTGCGCTGGCATCCATTCCGTCGATAGCAACGTTGTGGAATCGAACGTCTTATTGTGTCCCTGATTTTGATATCAAGGTCGCTGTGACGGCTGGTGCTCTCAGCTATGGCGCATGGGGTGTTTTCTGTGTGTGTGCCCCTCTTGGTGACAAAGGTTACTCCAGTGATGGGACAAACATACAGATTTCACTACCAGGTGTCTTCACTGAGGATCTTGCTATCATGGATTTGAGTGAGAGCTCGTCTGTGACGCTCAAAGTGAAGTGGAATGGGCCGGACAGGATGTATTCGCACGCACTATTGACCAAGCCAGGCTGGGGTGTCACACTTTTTATTGTGAACCTAGCGCTGGGTGGCAACGTGAGTGCGTCGACTGCACCCGTCCAGCTCAACATCTACGCGTCCTTGGGCGATACCATGTTCGGTGGCAGATGCCCATACGTTTTGCGTAGTGTGGGTGGGGTGATTGCCCCGACCACTCCCATAGCTGTGTCGAGTTCTTCTGTGATCTACACCCTGGCCCAGGCGCAGACGCGCCAGGTTACCAGGGAGGAGGCCACGAAGTCCAAAACTCGTAACACAACTGGGAAGCGGACTGTCAAGGCGGCCATCAACGGTGTCGTGCATGCAGGTGTTAAGGCTGTTGCTGACATAGCTGAGGGGTGGCTGGATGCAGGGGTGTCATATGCTATGTCCTGGGTTGGACTGAGCAAACCCCCTGATGATGCTGCCCCTACAACGGTGGTGCCTGGTGTGGCACCGGGTAATGCGGCTGGTGTGGGGCTTGGAACAGCGAATGTTTTATCCTCGGATCAGCCTAGTGACATGGCGCTGCAATCCATGCAGGTTGGAATGTCAGGTGCCAACACGGATGACTTGTTGATGTCCCGTCCTGGCCTACTGGCTTTTCAGACATGGTCAAGTGGTTCGGTGACAGGCGGAGTTCTTTTCCAGACTTTGGTGACACCGACTGCGGTCGGCGTCCATGCGCCTGGAGATGAGCTTGTGATGCATCCACCACCTTTGGCCGTGGGCTCAATGTTTGCTGCCGGGTTTTCGGGCGGCGTGATTAGGTACACGCTTATTGCATGCGCCTCTTCATTCGCTGCCGGTTCACTGCGTATCGTTGTCACTCCTAGTGTTCCGAGTGGCGTCCCTGGCCCTGAGGCGACATCTAAGGTCGTTGATGTGGCTGGGATGACCATCATCACCATTGACGTGCCGCTCCAGATGAGTGGCCGCAGTGATTATTCGTTTCGAAACGTGCTGACGGTGTTTATAAATACACCCTTGGTGTCTAACACCATGACAACGGCTACAACCTCGTGCACAGTGCACCTCCTGGTGCAAGGTATTGGGGTCAAGCTGGTCGGCCGTTCAGGTTACTACATGGTTGATGAGGGTACTGTGTCTGGCGCCCATGCGCAATCAAAGCGCTTGAGCGACATTACCAGTGGGCCCCCATCACTGCTGGTGCCTGAGTTTGCCAACCCTGAGAGTGAGGACCCAGGTATCCCTGGGTACAGCAATGTGCTTTCGGAGATCAAACGTGCGCAGCCGTGGTTGTCCGTGTCAACTTTTTCGATTGACCGACACAACGGCTGGGCCGTTTTTCCTGGGCCTTACCCCTCGTTGGCTAGCTATAGCGTTGTTTTGAATGCTGGTTCCTACTACTGTACCACTGCTGCCACCCCTAACCTGCTTGACCACTTGGGTGTGGCTCATCGTGGGTATTACGGTGGCATGTGTGTCGACGTAGCGTTTAGACCACAAGCTAGTGGTGGCCCCTTGGAAAACTCGCCTTCACCGATATTGGTGTCGCAAGGTGGGCCCGCTGAACGCGTGTCCCCGAGCGCTTCCAATATGCAGGTGACTTACACTGGATTTGTTGGGCCTGACTGTAGCATGAATACATCTATTTTCGTGCCCGCGGTCAATGGGTTCACAACAGTGCAG